TTCAGGTGCAGTGCGTCCACCCACCAGCGATGAGAGCATTGAAGCTTGGGCTAACAAACATCCTGAGATTGCTGGCATAGTTGAGACTATAGCTGAGAAGAAAGCACAAGAGAAGTTTAACCAAGCAGACACTAGGCTAAAACAACTAGATGAGATGAACGCTACAGCAGAACGCACTAAGTCAGAGAACGAGATACGCTCTATGCACTCAGACTTTGATGACCTACGTTCAAGTGATGTATTCCATGATTGGGCTGGCGAACAACCTAAGTGGGTACAGGATGCTTTGTATGAGAACCAAGATGACCCTAGATCGGTTATTCGTGTTATTGATCTCTACAAGGTAGACAACGGCATGGACATTAAGGGTAAGAAGCAAGACAGCAAGAAGGCAGCTTCTTCCGTTGTAAGCAAACGTACAACTAAACCAGACGATGATAACCCTGCAGGACACCTACGTGAGTCTCAGGTAAATCGTATGTCTGCACAAGAATACGAGGCAAACGCAGACTCTATCATGGATTCTATCAGAAGTGGTAAGTTTATTTATGATATTTCTGGGGGAGCACGTTAAAAAGGTATTGACAATACGTAGATAAGTGATATAACTATGTATGTTAACTACACAGCGTAAAGCCCTATTATGTAGCTACCTTTACACTGTTAAAATAAGCAAGCCAAAAACTACTAAGATAAGACTTACCTGTTCAAGTATAGGCCCGAAGTTCTGAAGTTGGCAAACTAAAGAACATCTCGCACCCTAAAAAAGACAGCCTCTTACACAGTGTTTAAGCTTTATTAATTATAAGCCAAACATCTATGGAGGATTATTCTATGGCTTTTTCAACAGCATCGGGTAACGGAAACTTACCAAATGGTAACTTCTCACCCATCATCTATTCCAAGCAAGTACAGCTTGCATTTCGTAAATCCACCGTATGTGGCGATATTACCAATTCAGACTATTTTGGTGAAATCTCTGCACAGGGTGATACAGTAAAAATCATCAAAGAACCAGAAATTTCTGTGAAAGAATACTCTAGGGGTACGCAAGTCACAGCTCAAGATCTGGACGATGAAGATTTCTCCTTAGTCGTTGATAAGGCTAACTATTTTGCCTTTAAGATGGACGATATTGAGGAGGCGCATTCACACATTAATTTCATGGAACTCGCCACTAATCGTGCAGCATATCGTCTTTCTGACCAGTATGACCAAGAAGTCTTAGGCTACTTGTCTGGCTTTAAGCAATCAGCTTTACATGCAGTAGCAGCAGCAGTTAATACCACAGTAAACGGCACAGTCGCTGTTGACACTGCAGGTACTGACGAATTGTTAAGCTCTATGAAGTTAAACAAAGGTAGCTTTGGCAACATTACTACAACTTCTGCAGGGGCACACTCTATTCCCTTGACAGCACGTATGCCAGGTGCTACATCACTCCCAACTGCTACAGCATCACCAGCAATGGTTGTCGCACGGATGGCTCGTCTTCTTGACCAGCAGCAAGTGGACACACAAGGTCGTTGGCTTGTTGTAGATCCAGTGTTCATGGAAATCCTGCGTGACGAAGATTCACGTTTCATGAATGGTGACTTCGGTGAGTCAGGCGGATTGCGTAATGGCTTGTTCATTAACAACTTCCACGGCTTCCGTGTATACACTTCAAGCAACTTGCCTGCAGTGGGTACTGGCGCAGGTACATCAGGTACAGCAAACCAAAACGCCAACTTCGGTGTTATTGTAGCTGGGCATGATTCTGCTGTAGCAACTGCTGAGCAGATCAACAAGACAGAAACGTATCGTGACCCTGACAGCTTTGCTGACATTGTTCGTGGTATGCATCTATACGGTAGGAAGATTCTTCGTCCTGAAGCAATCGTCACTGCCAAATATAACGCAGCGTAAGGGAGGAAATAACTTATGGCTACTTTAACCACATTTTTAGCACCCACTCGTGGGACAGGTAATCCTTCACGGAAGCCTTACATGATCGAAAATACTATCGATCTTACTGCAAGTGCAGTTGACGCCTCATCTGGTGACATCATTCAAGCACTAACAGTACCTGCTTCAAACGTTATTCTATGGGCTGGTTTCCAAGTTATGGAAAGCGCCACTATGGATTCAAACACTGACGCAACGGCAATTCTTGGTAACGCTGCAGATAACAACGAGTATGTTGCAGCATTTGATATTGATGGAGCAACAGATCTTGTCTATGCACCATCCGTAGCTCCAGCTGGCGTTCTTGTCAATCCTGCAGACGAAACACTAGATCTTACTATTGCAGGTTCAGGGTCAACCTTTACTGCTGGTAAACTCCGTGTGTTTGCTATGTTGATGGACGTAAGCGAAGTCGGAGACATGACTGCTCAAGAAGTAGATCGTGACTTGCTTGCTTAAATAAGACAACTTTAGGGGCTGGCTTTTTGTTAGCCCCTTTAGCTTACCTTAAGGATATAATATGGCATATGATTATTTAGGCTTAGTTAATGACGTAAACAGACGGCTTAACGAGGTTGAACTTACTGCTACTAACTTTACCTCTGCAGTTGGTGAGTATGCTATGGTTAGAGACTCAATCAATGTAGCTATACGTTACATTAATCAACACGAGTTTGCGTATCCCTTTAACCACGACACTAACTCTTCTGTATTAGTTCCAGGAGTAACACGTTATTCAATACCAACTGATGCTAAGTATATAGACTACAACACAGCTAGACTAAAGAAAGACGCTGCAATTAGTTTTACAGGTCAAACATTAGATACACTTCCTTACAACGAATATATAGACAGACAATACATAAATCAAGAAGATGACATTAACTCTACAACTCTCAATGGTTCACACTCAATTTCTGTAACAACACTAACTCTGACATCTACAACTGGTTTTACTGCTAGTGGTACTGTTTACATAGGTGGAGAGCAAGTTACATATACAGCTATATCAGGTAATGACCTTACAGGCTGTACTAGAGGTGCTAACGCAACCACTGCAGCAATTCACGCCAGTGGTACTATAGTCACACAATTTGTAGAAGGTGGAGCACCTAGATTTATTGTACGTACACTAGACAATAACTTTTTACTGTACCCTTTTCCTGACAAACAGTATGAGTTATCATTTGATTATTTTACATTACCAACAGACTTAGCTGCTGCTACAGACGTACCTAGTTTACCTGTGCAGTTTAGATACATCATAGTCGAGGGTGCAATGTACACGGCATACATGTTCAGAGGAGAGACACAAGAAGCTAACTTTATGAAGAGTAACTTTGAAGAAGGCATCAAACAAATGCGTAGTCTGTACATCAACAAATACGAATACATACGCTCTACTGTTACTTCGGGTAGCACTAACGGCGCATTCGCTTCTCAAAGCAGAGTCCTATAATACATGGCTACTAATAGAGAATCATTTCCTGTAGAGTTTAAGGGTGGCTTAATTACAAACCTAAGCCCTCTTCAACAAGGTATTAACATGCCTGGTTCTGCTGCAACCTTAAAGAACTTTGAGCCATCTATTACAGGTGGCTATAAGCGTATACTAGGGTTCTCTAAGTTTGATCCTTTTATTATACCTCCTTATGGCTCTCCTGTTGTTTTTGGTGCAAGCCAGACGGGTACAACTTTTGTTATAGCAGCAACTCACACCAGCCCTGCTTCAGGAGACACTTTAACTATAGCAGGAGTTTCGGGAACGTATACTGTAGGCAGTGTAGCATTTGATGGCGTTGGTAACAGAACATCTTTAACACTAACCACCTCATTAGCTTCAAGTCCTGCCAATGGTGCTGCAGTTACGTTTGTTACCGTCAGTTCTACCTTTAGGACTTTAGGTGTAGAGGTCTTTAATGACACTGTGATAGTAGCTTTAAACAGTGATATATTTAAAACAACAGGCGCAGGTTATACTAAAATAAATGTACCTTCCTACGGTACTGTACTTGTGAATGGTGCAAGTCAAACAGGAGCAACACTAGCAGTTGATGCCCTATCTGCAGTACCTCGTGTAGGAGATGTATTTACTGTAGCAGGTGTTGATAAAGTATATACTGTTACTACGACAGCCACAGTATCTTCTGGTGGTTCTACCATAGCAATCAGCCCCGACTTAGCTTCAAGTCCTGCAGACAATGCAGTAGTTACTTTTATTAGCTTGAGCAGAGAAGGTGCTTTAAGAACACGATTTATTGAGTATAACTTTACGGGAACTGAAAAGGTTGCTATTGTTGATGGAGTAAACGCACCTGCCCTTTATGATGGTAGTACTTTTACAGCACTAGTATCTGCGCCTACTGATGTTATTAGTTCAACTCAAGTTATTGCTTTTAAGAACCACTTGTTTTTTGGTAGTTTAGATTTATTAACTTTTACCTCACCTTTTTTAGATACAAATTTTGATGCTGGTGATGGTGCTGGTAATATTCGTATCGGTGACAATATTACTGGACTGTCTGTTTTTAGAGAACAACTTATAATCTTTACAGAAAAATCTATTTTTAAGTTAACTGGAACTTCTTTAAGTACTTTTGTATTAGCACCTATTACCCTAGACATTGGTTGTATTGATGGAGACACCATTCAA